GGAGTCAGGATGCTCACAAAAGGTTCAAAAGGAAAATCAGTTGAGCAGCTTCAATCACACTTGAAGCAGCTTGGCTATCTCAACAGCAAAGTGGATGGCGACTATGGCCGCAAGACTCAAGCGGCAGTGGTTGCTTTCCAGCAAGCATACTTGGTTGACGGCATCGCCGATGATGTGACACTTCAGGCAATCGACAAGGCGGTCAGCGCATGGGCAAAGACCGAAAAGAGCCTGCTCATGCCTGTTCCAGTCGGGTACAAGGCGGTTGAGGATGCATTTGGCGCCATCGTGTATGACAATGCCGAGGGCGGCAACATCGTCATCACCAACGACTGGGTGGACCAGAACATCATCAAGGCCGATCTTCCCATTGTGGGCATCCAATACATCCACAGCAAGATGGAGTCTGTTTTCAAGGCAGTGCTCCAGGAGGTCATCGACAAGGGGCTGGACGGTGAGATCATGCAGTTTGGGTGCTGGTGTCCACGACACAAAATGCACGATCCCACGAGGGGATTGTCCACACACAGCTGGGCCATCGCATGCGACATCAACTGGGCCACAAACCCTGTTGGCCGAGTCGGTGACATGAATCCAGCAATCGTGGACACATTTGAGAGGCATGGCTTTGTATGGGGCGGCAGATGGCGCACCCGCGATGACATGCACTTTCAGTACTGCAAAGGATATTGACCCAAACAAGGAGGCATGGTCATGAGAAAGTATCTGATGATGACGGCGTTGCTGTTTGGGGCGCTGATAGCGTTCCCACCGTATTTGAGCGCACAGGATGCTCCGAAACCAGCAGCAGCGGCAGCAGAACACACCACTACGGCAGCGGATGCTGCAACCCCATCCGAGGGTCCATCCACAGCTGCAAACACACCAGAAAACGCATCGGAGGCAAAACCAAAGGTTGACGCACCGACCACCACCGAGGTGAAGGATGCCGTCACCGATGAAGCACCGAGTCAGCCCAGCGATCTGTTGGTGGCAGTCCAGAAGACAGTCAACGACTGGAAGACACTTGGATGGCTCGCAGGCATCATTGCGCTGCTCCAGCTGCTGATGAAGATCCTGAAGTTTGGCCCTGTTGATGAGTGGTTCAGAGTCAACAAGAAGAAATGGCTCAAGCCATACATCGCTGCAGGCATCGGGGCGTTGCTGGGCGGCTTCAGCACCTACACCACAGGGGCGGGGGTGCTCAACAGCGTTGTCGCAGGTTTGATGGTTGGGATCACCTCAGTCGGCTGGAATGAGCTGGTCAACAAACTGTTCCAGCCAGAGAAACGGGAGGCATGAAATGCCAAAGATGGTTGCAAATGTAGTCATGTTTCAGAGCGGTGATCCGGCAGGCGGGCCATCGGATGTCATGTTCACATATGACGTCTGTGACGGGCCAGCTGTTTCTGAAGGGAAGGTCTATCACGTGGAAGAGCCAGATCACGAGAAAAAGTCACCCAAAACCCTGTGGGCTGATGCCGTGAAGGCAATCAAGACCGCAGAAGGCATCAAGTAGGAGGGCACCATGGCACGCGAATTTGAAAAAGGACCAACCAGAGTGGTGTTCACCGGCGATGCAAACCTTGGACCAAAAGAGTGCTGGTGCGAGTATCGCGTTGTTGACGGCGATCTTGCGGAGGCACCCAAGAAGTTCAGGCCTGAAAATGAGCCTGACTACACCGAAAAGTCCAATGCATTTTGGGCAGGGATGATGGCCAGCATCGCCAAGGTTGAGGGCATCAGCTGATGGCCAATGGGCTACAGGACTGGTTCAAGCGATATTGGCTGTGGATCCTACTCTTGGGTGCGCTGGTCATTTTCGCTGTCTCCTGCCTGTTCCCCAAGGCCAGCGACAAGTCCAACATCCTGAATGAGACCAAAGAGAAGGCCAAAAAGCTCAAGGATGAACGCGCACAAGAACACAAGGCCATCGTTGAAGAGATGGAAGGGCGCATCAACGAGCTGATTGAGATCAAGGCCATCAAGGATGAGGATGAACGGCTGAAACGTCTTGCAGAGTTTGCCAATCGGAGGGGCAAATGAGGGGCGCTGCTTTCACAGTTGCGGTCATCCTGTTCATGTCGATGCCGGCATGGGCGCAAGAGAAGGTTGTGCCGCTGAAAGCTGGGGACGCAGCACCCTTCACAGCCCTACTTGTTCCAGAGGCGCGTCTGACCGAGTTGCTTGAGGCAGAGCTTGAGCTTGAAAAGCTCAAGAAGCAGCAAAAAGTTGACGAAAAGTACATGCTCAGCATGGAGACTATGTACAAGCTGCAACTTGCAGAGGCAACGAAACCACCCAAGTGGTGGGAAACACCTAGCGCAAACCGCTGGTTTGGTTTTACAATAGGCATCGTGGTCACAGCCTTGGCTGTGTATGGAGGTGCCCAGATTGTGAAGGCCAGCGGCAATGATAGGTAAACTTGTCACAGTAACATTGTTCACGAGCGGCGCTGTGCTTGCGGCCAACGGCGCTGAGGCTGTGACCGGCAACCCGCTGTTTGGCTTCGCAGAATATGGCGTGCTGGGGCTGTGCGTCATCGCGCTCACAATAGCATTGGTCAGGAAGGATCGCCAAGTCAACGCTTTGTACATCAGGCTCATTGAGAAGGCTGAGAAGGATGCCACAAAATATCGTGAGTTGGCTGAGGCGCTCAACGACACCTTGAAGGAGCTTGTTGATGCAGTTGAGGTCAAGTAGGAGGCCATGATGGGTCTACTCAGGTGGCTTTTTGGTCCGTCAATTCCACCGGCAGCCAGCGAGTGGGATGAAAAAGAGTACAACAGATCGTTGCGGAGGTCGATGCCGCCGATCCAAGTTGATCTCATCAAACGCGCTGATGAACAATCAAAGCGCAAATATGATGAGATGGACAAGCACATCGTCAAGCTCAAAGAGGCCAAAGAGAAAATTCAGAAGCTGAAAGCGGCCAAAAATAACCAGGCCGCAACATCCGCTACAGCTCCTGAACCAGAGCCAGCCAACTGAAAATTCTCAGCCCTTAGCCCCAAAAAGCAGTAGAAGGGGGCATGGGCATCAGACTGAACATAGACAACAGGCACGTGTACATCAAGGGCGCAAGCCCAAATACACTGCGTGCGCTTGAACATGTCACAAGCTACTTGGTGGCTGGCTACATGTTCTCACCAGCATACAGGGCCAGACCCAGACGCTGGGACGGGCGAGAGCATCTGTTGAAGTTCAGCCCCAAGAAGGGCTACAAGGCACCCATCGGTCTGCTTGGCGACATCGTGCGCACGCTCAACGAGATGGGCAAGCGATACGACATGGACACGTCAGGGAGATCACTGAATGGGCCTGTCATCGAGGTCGGGTGGAATCCTGACGTGGTGCTCAGGCCATACCAGGTCGAGGCGGTGGAAGCAATCTGCCAGGATGGCACTTGGGACTATGGAAGTGGTCTGCTCAAAATGCCCATCAGATCCGGCAAGACCAAGACAGCCGCAGGCATCATCCACAAAATCAAACGCAGAGCACTGTTCATCGTTCCATCCCAGATGTTGTTGCACCAGACCAAGGCATCGCTTGAAGAAACCCTGGAAGGTGTCACTGTCGGCATGATAGGAGACAGCGAGTGGCGCGTTGACGACATCACTGTGGCGACGATACAGACGCTGGCGAAGAACGCAGGAGGCGTCAAGAAGGTGGGCAAGCGCACCATGCGCGTCCCACCCACGCAGCAGTACAAGGAGATCGTCAAGCACTTTGACCTGGTCATTTTCGATGAGTGCCATCATCTGCGAGGTGATGTTTGGCACAAGGTGTTCATGGACTTCAACTGCAGGTACAGGATCGGGTTGAGTGCCACCATCCACCTCGACAACGACAGAGAGAATGAGCGGGGCGTGATCTGGCTCAAAGCGTGTTGTGGCGACATCAAACACGAGGTCGGCACGAGCTTCCTGATTGAACAGGGCTACCTGATGCAGCAGAAGGTGGAGCTTGTCGTGTGCGATCAGCCAGAAGGATATGAGGATTGGAAGTGGTGTCAGGAGCTGCGTGACGCGCTCATATACGAGAATGAGTGGCGCAACCGCAAGGCTGTGTCCAAGGCCCAAGAGAAGATCGCCCAAGGACTCAAGGTGCTCATCGTCAGCAACAGACACAATCAGCTTGCAGCGCTACACGAGATGCTGGTTGCTGAAGATGTGCCGCACGCCATCGTCATCGGGAATGACAGGATGGATGAACGCAAGGCAAAGGTTCAGGCGTTCTTGGACGGCGAGGTGAGCGTGCTTTTGGGGACAGTGTTTGGAGAGGGCGTGGACATCCCTGAGATCGAGTGCGTCATCAACGCAGAGGGCGGCAGGGATGTCAAGGCAGCCATCCAGCGGATGAGAAACATGACCCCAGCTGCCGGCAAGACTGAAGCGGTGTTCGTGGACTTCATGGACATGACCAACAAATACTTCGCCACGCACTCGGCAGAGCGCTTGGCAACGTATCGGTCAGAACATGCGTTCATGATTAGAATAGTTGAATGAGAGAAATTTCTTGACCTGAAGTCTGGGTCGAGTTAGAACGATGATCGCTGGTTGCTGTGCACCGTCAATCAGCAAAGAGAAGTTGCCTGACGCACCTCCACCGATGGGGTCAAACGTCCTGTTTGGCCTGCACAGCCATCGATGGAGGTGCGGGGCTTTTTTTTGCGGAGGTTATAATGAAATCAGGCGATGGCGTGGAAACAGGTGGGCACGCCACGATAGAACAGGCGTATGATGAATTGACAAAACCAGGGTTTGCCGTGTGGATGAGGTTGATGGTCACCCCCAGGCATCACCTCAGCTCAGGTCGAGAGAGACTGGCAACGCTGATGGGATACTCCAGAGGGCGCTTTGACTACATCCTGAAGGAGCTTTACAACAAAGGGTACATCGGGCTTGAAAAGAACGCCATGGTTGGGAAACCAACATCAATCGTTCTTGCGCGCAGAGCCATCCTTGCAGGTCGCAGCCACTTCATCCGACTGTCCAACCACCTACTCGCAGATCCAGATTTTGAGCAAATAGCCAGTCCAGAAGTCCATCAAGCATCACAGGAAGATCACAACAGGCATCCCCAACCGATCATCTATCTTGACCACTTTCCAGAAGTGGTTACAGATATGCAGCAAAGTAGGGAAAGGTCGGATATGGGAGCTTGTAACCTACCTGGTCAATTTGCTGTATTGGATCCAACTTGTATGTGTGGAAGTGCACCACATATTGCACCTAGCGGTTTGTTATCATTGAGGAATCACACACCGGAGAAGGTGGCTGGGGTTGCACAGTTTTTCGGAAATTTCCAGAAATTGGACAAGGAAAACACACAGTCACTTCGCAGCAAAATGCTGGCAAAGGGCAGAATCAAATATGGCTCTGACACAGTGGTAGCGTCCCAACGCTCGAAAACAGAGACTGGGGCGAAAAATGGTGTGCCTTATAGGGAATATACATCATCAGAGATCAAAGAACAGGCAAAGGACGTTACCCATAATGGGGAGGGGCACAGCAAGCAGGAAAGCACAAAAGAAGATGAGCCCAAGGCCAAGCGCACAGAGCTGTCTGAGAGACTGGCCCAGAAACATGCTGCTGTCAAGGCGGCGCGCACCAAGGCGCGCAATGATAAAAAGAAGCTGCCACAGAAGCCAATGGAGTGGGAGCAGCTGGACCTGAGAGGGCACCCGTCAATATCGTTTGAGCCCAGGTCCAAGGAGCGGGCGGCAATCATGGAGATCCTGGACCGCAAGCCCAAGGACAAGAGGCGGCAGGCGGTCATGAAGAAGCTGATCAGCGAGATGGGCCGCATTTACACCCGATTCAGGATCATGCTTCAGAAGTCAAAGAACCATGAGCCAACGTTCAAGCTATCGCCCAAGCTGAGGGATCGCTACTGTGGCCTCATCGCGGTGGAGTGCCTGTACAACGAGATCACCCCGCGACAGCTCTTGGAATATTGGCAGGAGCACGTCACCGACTTCGCAGACAAGGATATGAAATATCCATCGTTGAGCTTCCTGGCTGCCCCGTATGCGGCAGAGAAGGTGGCCAACGCACTCTTTGAAGACACACAGGGTGGCCAAAAGAAGTGGAAGCCTGGCAACTTCAAGCGGCACAAGGATGACGCGCACTCTTTCAGCGACACTGGCAGTCTGGACAAAAGACTGAGGCGTGGACTCGTGGAGGCTGGGTTTGACGTGCGCGCATGTGATGACAGATACCTGATGACCATCCAGCAAACCGCCAAGACCATCGCTGCAGGCCACAAGCTATTTGTGAGCGAGCCCATCAGAGCCATGGTGAAATGGGCCGTCACGCATCTGTATGGCGGGGGCAAATAGATGAGGACAGAAGATGAAGTGAACGACTTCAAGTCAAGGGCGTTCCATAAATACATTGTGGCTTGCAAGGAGTGCAAGGGCAACGACTTCACGTGCCAATGTAGGCGCAAGTTTGACATCGCTGTGTCAGCCTATGAAGGATGTGTGCCGCAGGACTTCTGGCACATCAAGCCATCAGACATCACGCACAACAACGAGATTTTCAAGCAGGTTGTGCAGCAGTACGTCAACAACATGAACAGGGCGCTCAAGAGGGGCTATGGTCTGTTGTTCCTGGGTGACAACGGAGTTGGCAAAACCTACTTCATCAGCTATGTGCTCATGGAGGCAATCAAGAGGGGGCGCACGGTGTACTACACCACGATGCCCGATCTTGACTTCAACATCAAGCGAGGCTTCAAGCAATCAGAGATTGAGGAACGTCTGTATTGGATGCTCACCTCAGACTTCCTGGCGATTGACGAGATGGGCAAGGAGAGGGCCAAGGCTGACAACAAGTACATGGACGCGCAGGTTGAGCGCATCCTCAAGAGGCGGCTGGACGACAGCAACCCGATGTTGCTGGCGACCAACATGGACTTTGAGAAGATGGGCCAAGCCTATGGCGCAACCGTTGCCTCGATGCTGGCAGGGAAGTTCCAAGCCATCACGATGGAGCCAGGGGATTACAGAGAGAAGATACATGAGGAAATGACCAAGGAAATGGGCTACAACGATGAAATTTGACAGGGGCTTTGAAGAAGACATCTTGTCACGCTGTTTGCGTGACCCACAATTTTTGAAGAAGGCAGCCCCATTGCTGGAGGCCCACCACTTTGGAACGGCCCAGCACGCTTGGATTTGGAAGACAATCAGGCAGGTCTGGGACACATACAGGGAGAAACCCAACGGCAAGATCCTGGTGGCCAGAGCGCAACGCGACTTCCCCAAGGATGAAGAGCGCAAGGTGCACTTGGAGCTGATCAAGAAGATCGCCCAACGCAAGGCAAAGGCGGCGCACGCCATCCTCAAGGAGCTTGAGACGTTTGTCAGGGGCGTCAACGGGCAGAGGGTGATTGAGGAAGCAGCCAAGGAGCTGGAAAAGGGCGATGTGGACAAGATGTGGGAGGTGCTCAACAAGGCATCCCGACAGGACGTCAAGCCACGAGACTACCACGTTGTGAAGTGGATTGAGGAATTCAAGGACAGGCAGCTGGAGCGCAAATACAACAAAGAGCATCCAGGCCACATCGTGCGCATCCCGACAGGCTTCAAGCAACTTGACCACGTGCTGGGCGGCGGCATCGAAACGAGCGAGTTGGGGCTGGTCATCGCCACGACAGGGAAGGGGAAGTCAATCACCCTGGGCAACCTGGCATATTGGTCGGCAGCCAGCGGATTCCCCACAGCCTACTTCACGATGGAGATGCCGGCAAAGCAGATCGCGCAGCGGATTGACTCACGCTGGAGCCAGATGGAGTATGCCAAGTTCAAGCAATTCGACTTCCTGCCCAGCGAGCTGAGGCTGCTGGACACCAAATACAAGCACGCCACGACGCGGCTGGGCAACAAGCTGATGATCATCGAGTCGCCAGTGCGCAAGACCACCGTCAATGACCTCATCAGATGCCTCGATGACCTAGCTGAAGAATATGACTTTCACCCCAAGCTGGTCGTGGTGGATTCTGGCGACCACATGAGCGCCACGAGGCGCTATGAGTCATTCAGGCTTGAGCAGGCAGAGGTGTTTTGGGGGCTGTCATTCATGGCCCAGCAAGGGCCATATGCCGTTTGGTCATCATCGCAAGCGGGCAAAGAGTACAAAGACAAGGTGGCGGGTGCTGAGGCGGTCAGCGAGAGCTATGACAAGGGGCGCATCGCTTCCATCGTCATCAGCTTGAACACGCCAGAGAAAAAGAGCAGGAGCACCAAGGTCACCACAGCCGATGATGACGATGAAGAGGAAAGCGGCAGCGGCGGGGGCGCAGCGGGGCCAGAGGCGTACACACGCGGCAAATACATGGAATTGCATTTGGGCAAGTATCGGGATGGCGAGGACAAGATCACCATCCCGATGGATGCTCAGTTCAGCAGGATGTACATAACAGAAGCAGAGGATGACGAGGAATGACATGGGAATTTCAAAGCAAATCATGTTGGAGCAGATGGATGAGGATGACAACGAGATCGTTGCCGAGTGCGACTGGTGCGGAGCAGACGTGACGGCGGCCAGGCTCAATGAGATGCCGTATGACGGCGGTGAGCCTGTATTTGTCATGTGTGAGGAATGCGACGTCAGGGACGACAAGAGCCAGACGTTGGATCCGCCAGATGATTTTGACGAGGTGGAGCTATGAGCGAATCAGACATCATGAACACAGTGGTCATGTCGGTGAACACGCCACATTGGCTGAGCAACGATGAGATCGACATGCTGGGGCAACCCCTGCACCAAGAGACCAACGATCCTGTCACTCAGTACAACAGCGGTTGGTACTGGTGGGATGAGACATGGGCAGGTTGCTTTGGGCCATATGGCAGCCAAGAGGAAGCACGGGTGTCAGTCAAGAAGTACAGCGAGACACTGTGATGGCAAAGTTCAACCTGCAGGAAGCGCTCAAGGGGCTCAAGGATGCGAAGCAGGAGGCGGCACCCAGGCCGTGCCCCAAGTGCGGTGAGCACGACGCAGACGGGCCATGCTACGGGTATGACTGCTCAACGTATGAGCCAGACTTTGATTGCTCGGCAGAGATCCCGCAAGAGTGTGACACGTGCCTGTACATCGCTTGCGAGGCGTGCAGGGTGAAGTTGGTCAGCGAGATTCTGCCTGACCATGTGTTCACCAAAAAGGGAGGCCACTGCAAGAAGTGCGGCGGGCCAGTGGGCGATACTGGGTGCCCGAATGTTGCATGCTTGGGCCAACCCTTCCAGCCAAATGGCCAGTACATCGAAAAAGAGGCGCTGTACAAGCTCATTGACGCGGCAAACGCCAAGTGGGATTGCGCATCAACCAACGCAGCGATGCGGGAGTTGATGACAAGCATCGAGCTGATGCTTGAGAAGGGCGGCAATGCCAAGTCTTGAGGCGCTCAGAGACTGGTTCAGAGGCCACGATGTCGAGGGGTTGCCATCGCATCCCAAGCCACCGAGGTCTGCCCAGTTCAGCAGGCTTCAGGATGAGGGATATTGCGAGCAGTGCAAGCACGACGATGGCTCAGAGCGCTGGGGAAAACGGGCACCCGTCATGACAGCATATGAGTGGGATGGCAAAGGGAAAGATCCAAACCTGCCACCTATCTTGTGTGACGAGCACATGGAGATGTGGTGCGAACATTGGACAGAGATGTGGAATGAATACTACAGCGACAGGATTTGAGCTCATATGCGGCGATGCCGTGGAAGTGCTCAGCAAGATGGAGGCTGAATCTGTGGATATGTTTTGCACAGATCCGCCATATGAGAGTTTGGAGAAACACAGGGCAGTCGGTTCCACGACGCGGTTGAAGGTGTCAGACGGCAGCAGCAATCCGTGGTTCAATGTGTTCCCCAATGACAGATTCCCGCAATTGCTCACAGAGCTGTATCGTGTGCTCAAGAAGGGTCGCCACTGCTACATCTTTTGTGACGATGAGACCAGCGATGTGTTGCGCCAGTATGTCTCGATGATGCCAAAGGGAAGGCGATTCACGTGGTGGAAGCGGATTGTCTGGGACAAAGAAGTCATGGGCATGGGCTACCATTACAGGAACCAACATGAGTTCATCGTGTTCTTGGAGAAGGGCAAGAGGCGTCTGAACAACCTGGGCATCCCATCTGTGTTGCGGTTCAAGCGCATCGCAAAGGGATTCCCAGCTGAGAAGCCAGTGCCGTTGTGCGAGGTGCTGGTCACAAATAGCACGACGCCAGGCGAGGTCGTGTGCGATCCGTTCTGTGGAAGCTCATCCACGGGGCGAGCAGCGAGGCTTCACGGTTGCGCCTACATTGGCATCGACACAGACCAGAAGGCGCTGGACGTGTCGGCAAAGAAGATGTTGGCGATGACGTTGAGAGGCGAGATCAAGCCATGGACGCCCAAGGCGATACTGAAGGCAAAAGAGCAGAATGAGCAACGCCACGAGCAACTGAAGGAGATTCTGAAAGGGAGTCGCGCATGAAATTTGACATCGAGGGCTGGTGCCGAGACAATCTGGACAGAGTGCGCTTGGGCAGCACAGGCCAGATCATCGCGGTGTGTCCTTGGTGTTCCAAAGATGGCCACTTTTATGTGGATGGCGAAAAGGGCCACTACATCTGTTTCAAGTGTGAAGAAGCAGGGCGCTTCATGATCGGGCTGATTGCCCAAGTGGAGGGGATCAGCAGGGGCGAGGCGCAGCGCTACATCATGCGCAACGAGGTCGAGTTCAGACGCAAGGAGACACCGCAGACGTTGGTTGAGAAGGTGCTGGCGCTCAGGGAGGGCGACGCACCAGACGATGCGGTTGACTTCCCGTTGCCGGCAGAATACATCCCTGTGTACAAGGATGGCCATTGGAGTTTTCCTGTGTACCTGAAGGAAAGGCGCATCAAGAAAGCCACAGCGCGTGAATGGGGAGTCGGTTGGTGTCGATCAGGGCGATATGGCGGGCGCATAGTCATCCCAGTGGAATGCCCCAATGGAAGATCGTTCACGGCACGCGACACGACAGGCCAACAGCAGCCCAAATACCTGAATCCAAAAGGTGCCGACCACGCCAGACTTTTGCTTGGGTGGAAGCATCACAAAATCGAGGGCGATGTGGCCATTGTCGAGGGGCCATTGGACGCAATCAAGTTGTGGCAGCACGGCATTCCCGCACTCGCACTCATGGGCAAGGTGCTGCATCCAGAACAACTGGCGATGCTCATCATGAAGCCCAGCGACGCAGCCATCACCGTCATGCTTGACCCTGAAGAGGCAGAAGCGCCATACAAGGTCGCAGAGCAGTTGTTGTGTCGCTTTGACCACGTGTCGATTGCGCGGTTGCCGATGGGCACAGACCCAGGGGCATCAACGCGCAAGCAGGCATGGGAGGCATACGACAACGCGGTGAAATATACTGGTGACAGGCGTGGCAGATTGAGTGCAATCGTTGGTGCGAGCAGAAAAAAGTTGGAGAAAATCTATCAATGAATTCAATAGGAAACAAAAAAAGTTGCCTCCAAGGCAATTTTTTTCTTGACTTCTGGAAACAGATCGGTTACAATTTAAGTTGAAAGTTGGAAAGGGCAAATCCAACTCAAAAAGGAGAACGGACATGGGAAGCAAGCACACCAAACTCGACAAGAAGGGCAGAGAGAAAATCCAGTGCAGGATCTGTGAGTGTTGGTTCCATCGTTTGGAAGTCCACCTCAAGGTCGAGCACTCGATGTCTCTCGCAGATTATCAGGCCAAGTATCCTGGCGAACCAACAATCAGCGAGGCGGCGCGCAAGATGGCGAGCAAAGGGCAGAAGCGGGCGGTCAAGGCCAAGCCAATCGAGCCATCGAAAGGGCCAGAGCCCAAGGCGGCAGAGGTCGTCACCGAGTCGGCAGAGGATTTCAAGGTTGGCGTAGCCAGGCTCAAACTCGTCAAGGACGCAGACCTCACGGCGCTTCAGAAGGCAGAGGTGCCGAAGCACGACGCCAAGTGGCTCCCAGGCAAGCGCGAAATGGAGCACATGGAGCACATCGCAGTCGGCATCGAGGACAACGACAACATCTTCATTTTCGGGCCCACAGGCGGCGGCAAGACCACCATCGTCAAACAGCTCGCAGCAATCGTCAACACACCTTGTATTCGGTTCCAGTTCAGCCAGAAGATCAGCATTGAAGACTTCATCGGCCAGATGGAGATCGTTGTTGACGAGGAAACCGGCAAGCAGGTCACACGCTGGAAGGATGGCGCGTTCACCCGCGCATGGCGGGATGGATATTTCATCATCCTTGACGAGATCACCATGGCACCGGCAGGCGTTCTGATGCGCCTCCAAGGTTGTCTTGAGGGTGACGATCTTGTCCTCATCGAGAATGGCGGCGAGGTCGTTGCGAAGCACCCGCGCACCCGCATCTTTGGGACGGACAACACCAACGGGCGCGGTGACGACACGGGGCTGTACGCTGGCGCCAACGTTCTCAACGAGGCAACGCTTGACCGTTTTGGTACCATCATCAAGTTTGACTACCCAGACAAGGAGACAGAGACGCAGATCCTGGTTCAAAAGACTGGCGTCAAGATCGATTGGGCGCGCAAGATGGTCGAGATCGCGGCCAAGGTCAGAGACGCACTCAACCGTGAAGAGTGCTATTGCACATTTGGCACTCGCAGGCTTCTGTCTTGGGCCAGGAAAGCCAAGCGCTACAACGACGTGCGCAAGGGCGCAAACGTAGCAGTCATCAACAAGTTGGGCGCTGACGATGCCAAGTTTGTTGACGGCATCATCCAGCGGTATTTTGGTGGGGAGGTGTGAAGCCAAAAAAAGTTGCCTCCAAGGCAACTTTTTCCTTGACTTCAAGACCAGGAGGCATTAGACTTAGAATCAGGCAAAAACGGAGAACGGACACATGAAAAAAGCCACGCAAGCAATCAATTCACTCCTTGGACCATTCCAGAAGATCGCACGCGCTATGTCGAGAAACTGGAACGTTCAGGTTGTTCCATCGGGATACGACTGCAGCACAGACGGCGAGGTCATCAAGTATCCATTCAACGCAGATTATCTTGACGGGGCCAACCAGAAAGTTCTCCACGGATTGCTCGATCACGAGGTCGCACACGTCGCAGAGGAAAGGGAGCACACCGAGGCAGGCCAGCGCACCCCGCTCAAAATCATGCGCGACTGCAAGAGCACCAAAGAGCGCATGCTGCTCAACGTTTTTGAAGACATCAGGATCGAGCACAAGTACAGCGCCAAATACAAGGGCGTGTCAGAGAATCTTCACGAGGCAAACGTCAACAGCGTTGATCTCTTCAAGAAGCGCCACGGGATTGACGGCGAGACCAGCAAAGGCAAGCGGGTCAATTTCTGGCACACACTCGGCAGCGCCATCATCATGAAGGCGAGAGGCTACAGCGTTGAGTGGCTCCCCAAGAAGTTCCAGCCATACTTGGACGCGGTTCAAGCAGAGGTCGAGGAAAGCACCAAGACTAGCTGGGCCAAAGACAGCCACGAGTTGGCGTTGCGCGTCATCGACAAGATCAACGACAAGGTTGACGATCTGGAGCAAGAGCGCCAGCAGCGCCAAGAAGAAAAGCAGAAGCAAGAGCAAGAGAAGCAAGACGGCCAAGACAAGCAAGAGGGCGATGCCCAGGAGCAAGAGGGCGACAGCAGCGAGGGCGAGCAGGAGCAGAGTGACAGCGGCAGCGACAGCGAGGGAGAGGATCAAGAGGGCGAGGGTGGCCAGAGTGGCGAGAGTGACGAGGATGAGCAGGAAGGCACGGAACAGTCCACCAGCAAGGGCGAGGATGGGGATGACGAGGGAGACAGCGAGGCAGGCAGCGACGGCAGCGAGGCACCCAAAACGGGCGCACCCAAAGGCGAGGATTCAAGCGAGCTGACCGATGAAGAGCTTGACCAGGCGTGTCAGGCTGGTGACGAGGCAAGCACGGACGCAGAGACAGACGATCTGATCAAGCAAGTCAAGGATCAGGTTCTGGACATCGCCAAGGGCGAGGCCAGATCGCATCGGCGCTACATCCCCAACCCCAACGTCCTGAAGCGAGATCGCTGGGTCAAGCCGCACATCCGCAACCCAGAACACGCCCAAGCAGAATACAACAAGGCCAAGGAAGTTGTCGCTGGGCAGATCAGAGGTCTCAAAGGCAAGCTGCTCAACGTCATCAGAGCCAAGGCGGCATCCCGCATGGAAAGCGGCCACCGCAAGGGCAAACTCGACAAGGCGCGTCTGGCCCAGGTTCCCACCGGCAACGTCAACGTGTTTCAGGTTGAGAAGGAAGGCGAGACACTGGACACGGCCATCAGCGTCGTCATCGATCTCAGTGGCTCGATGGGTCCAGGGTATGACCCAAAGTACAAGGCATATTACGCCAAGCTCATGGCCATTGCACTCAGCGAGACTTTTGACGCGTTGAACGTGCCCTTTGAGGTCATCGGATTCCACAACGATTGGAACGCATCGGTCAGCATCATGCCAGGGACGCAGCGTGGTGAGCCGATTGAATATGTCATCTTCAAGGATTTTGGAGAGAAGTACAAGCGGGTGCGCACCCGCATGAACGCCATCACGGGCGATGGCAACAACACAGACGGCGAGGCCATCATGGCTTGCGCACTCAGGCTCGCAAAGAGGCCAGAGGCGCGCAAGATCATGTTCATATTGTCCGATGGGATGCCGGCAGGCGGCGGGGTTGATCGCGGGGTGCTCTGCAAGCACCTTGAGGAAGTCATCACCGAGATCACCAAGGCGGGCATCGAGGTCGTGGGCATCGGGGCGATGACCGACCACATCAAGGACTTCTACAACAAAGAACACGGAGCGAGTGGCGCGGTCATCAACGACATGACCAAGCTAGCAGTTGAGGTGTACAAGCTGATGCGTGCCAAACTCCTGGACGCCAAAAGGAGGGCGGCATGACAGTTTCATTCCCAGCTGGATTCAAGTGCGACGGCATCATCAACGAGGTGTACCCTGAGATCGAGCGCAGGGTGTTTCCATACATCAAGCAGCGCTCACGCAGGATCGCCCACATGCTTCCAGGCATCGAGCTTGACGATGCCATCCAGGAAGGGCGGTTGGCGCTTTTGTCAGCGCTGGCCAAGTTTGATTTCAACAAGAACAAAGGGAAGCTGGAGAGCTACGTTGGGCGCGTCCTGATCAACACGTACCATTGCATGGTGTACGAGTCGCTGACGCAATCCAAGGTTCCACACGTCATGGCCAAGGATGAGAATGGCAATTGGGTGAAGCGGCCACGCTTCCCCATTTCATTGGACGCCATGCTTGCTCCAACGGATGACGAGGTGTGCCCATACGAGCCACCAGACGAAAAGTGGGTCAGCCCTGAGCAGGAGATCACGCACCATCAGCTCAGGTCTGATGTCGGAAAGTTCACGATGAAGATGTACAACAAGCTCACAGGCACGGAGCGGCTTGTGTTCAGGTGCAAGGTGCATCCACCGGCAGAAATGTTGGACATGCTCTACACAGAGGGTGTTGAGTTTGTCTACAGGGATGAAGGGGGCGAGTTGGCGCTTGAACCAGGATTCCAGGTGACCAATAGGCAGATCGCCAAGTACATCAAAATCGACAAGAACGCTGTGGACTGGGCCATGCACAAGGTCAAAAAGTTGTTCACAGAGATTGCCAAATATGACGATGATTTCAGCGATCTGTTTGGTGATGTTGTAATAGGTAGGGGATGGCCAATGATACACATGACACGTGGGGAGCACCATGACATCGAGTGGGCGAAAAGAATCATCAAAAAGCGATGCTTGGACAGCGTCCCATTGGCCGGATACATGCAAGAGCAAGACCACTTCCAGACAGCTGGAGAGGTCGGGCAAGATGGAAAACCCAAGTGGGTGAGGATGATCAAACGCTATGCGTGGGGGTCAGAGGTGACCCTCAAGCGAGGCAAAGAATATGTCACAATGGTTATTGAAGGACGTTTCAACCCGCTGACAGGAGAGGTCTTTGGCGAGGATGGCATGCGCGAGGATGTGCCAGTCAGCTGGTACAAGACGTTGGTGAAGGAGCTGAAGCATGGCTGAAGAACCAAAACGCGATGTGCCATTTTGCACAGGTGAATATGAGGCAGGCGACGGGGCGTGTGACGGCAACCCAGAGGCTGATACAGAGTTTCAACGCAACCACTGCAAGTACAGGGACAATTGCGTTGCATTCCAAGCATACCTGGCAGAGACCAAGCTGAAGGCTGATGACTTTATCGAGGCGCAGCCGCACCCAACGCATCCAGAGGGCGTGTTGGGTATCCCAATCAAGGGTGTGAGACACTTTGAGAGGTTGTGCGCGAAACAAGTCAAGCGCTATGGCGTTGTTGAAGGAAGGATCACGAGAGATCCGACACGGCCCAAGAAGCCCAAGAAGGCACCTGAGAACGATGGCCGCAAGGCACTCAGGCCCAGCAAGGAGGCCCAGGAGCTTGCCAGGAAGGCAATCACACAGCGGGCCATCGAGCGCAGAGAGATTCTGAAGAGGATGTTTGACCACTTCAAGACGGTTATGGTTGAGAACCTGGAGGTGTACAGGTTCACATCCCCAGGCGAGGCGGTCAAGCCAGGCAGGTTCTACATCGTTGACAGGATGAGGACCAGCAACTATGTGAGTGTGTACTGCAAGATGACGAAAGGCAGGGATGCACCTGTGGCTGTCATCAAGTTCAAGACGCGCTCAATGACATTTGACATCGAGATCCCTGTGGAGCACACAAGCTACATAGGAGTTGGAAAGGTGACGATGGACAAGATCAAGCCGCAACCGATTGATGACGGCAAGTTCAGGTCTGTTATGATGAATCTGGACAAAGAAGGGGTTGCGTTGGCTGCTCAGACTATCGCGCACCTAGTGAAACGAGGTAAGATTGATTTGCCACCGGCATGCTGATGGTCTTGCCAACCGTCGTTCAAGGCTGTCGGAGGCAGGCGGCACCCCAATTCGTGATTGTCTGCGTCAGCGGGCTGTCCGTTCTCCTGGGGTGCCGCCACTTTTTCCCACATCGGAGATAGCATGAAACAAGCGATCATCGCAGGCGGCGGTGTGTCAGGGTTGATCTGCGCATATGTGTTCAGCAAGCACAAGAACGTTGAAACAAAGGTGCTGGAGCCCAGGACCATCGGCGGTGAATTCTTGGCTGGAGGACTGAAGTACATCCACAGCACAGATATGATGGAATGGTTGTTCAGGAAGATCGGCGTGATGTACAGCCACTACACTGTCCAAGGCGGCATTTTGCTCAGAGGCGAGGTGCTGCCATACCCAAAGTGCTTCCAGGAGTTCAACAAGGATGATGCAACACGCATCCAGGCCGATCACTACCGCAAAACGAGGCGGATGGAACCAGGCAAACACAGCAACCAGGCAATGAACGACCCAGCGAGCATCAAGCCAAGACGGGCGCTGAGGTGCCATTTTCCAGACATGATCAACAAGCTGGCGGCGCACGCAAACATAATCAGGGCTGGGCTGGAGCGTGTCGAGGATGACCATGTTGTCCTTGCGGGCGGCACCACGATGCCATATGACTACTTGGTGCTGACTGTCCCTTTGTGGGTGATTCAGCGCGTGGTCAAGTTCTATGTGCCCGATGGGATGGCCATGAAATTGAATGTGGCCTTGATCAACCCAAAGCGTGACAAATACGCCAAGTGGGATTATGTCTACACGCCATACACACCAGAGGATTGCATCCACAGAATATCGCCAGAGGGCGGTGGATACGCTGTCGAGGTGAACGGAGATTTGAACAAGCAGGCGCTGTATTCTGACCTCAATTTCATCTTCAGGGATGGTTGGTACATAGAGAGCATACGTGAAGGATTGAAGGGGCACCTGTTGCCCTTGGATTCTCAACCAAAACTCCCAGAGAACGTTGAGTTGCTTGGGAGGTTTGCAAAATGGGATCCAAGAGCGACAACGGATGTCACACTTGAAGAAGCAGCAGACCTGGCTCAGAGGTGGTTCATATGACGACAGACCAATGGAATGAGATGTGGCAGAAACAACACGACCAACAGGTTGCGTTCAATATGGACCCCAAGGGGATGAACGCAATCACCAAGGCTCAGACAGCAAAGGATCTTGCTTTGGGCTTGTATGAAGAGGCAGGCGAGCTGTCGCAGGTCGTGGCCAGATACAAGGCACACATTTTGAGGTGCCCACCCGTTGAGAAGGTCAACGTGGCAGACGGGGCGGCTGACGTGCTCAAATATCTCATCAGCATCGCACAGCTGTATGGCGTGACCGCCACAGAGCTGTACGAGGCATTTTTGCGCAAGTCCAAGGTCGTTGACGACAGGGCAAAGGGCGAGAGGCTTGAGCTTGAGCGAGACACAAAGCTGATCATCGTCGATGTGGACAACATCATCGCAGATCTCAGCGGGTGGCAAAGCAAGCTCAATGAGGCGCGTGGCGGCGCACCGATGAACGACAGGACGGTGCAGCTGCTTGAGTCGCTGAAAGAGGACTTCTACAGGGATGGTGGCTTTTTGGATCTTCCACCCATCGAGGGGGCGGCTGAAGGGCTGAAGGCAATCAGCGAGGCGGGATGGAAGATTGTGCTCATCAGCGCACGGCCATATTGGCAGTACAAGCGGGTGTATGGAGACACGGTTGAATGGCTCCAGAAACACGGGATGACCTATGACTTGATCTTGTTCAACAAGGACAAGGCTGAGGCCATCTATGAATTCATTTTCCCTGCCAGGCCAGCATACTTCATCGAGGATCGAGAGAAGCACGCAAAGGAGGTCGCTGCCATTGGCGTGCCTGTGCTCCTATTGGCTTGGGATTACAACAAGGGCATCGAGGACAACAAGCTGATTACACGTGTTGAAGATTGGCCATCAATCGTCAAGGCGGTTGGGAGGCCATCATGAATATCACAGAGGTCAGAGTTGGCAGCAAGCAGATGTACGTCTGTGACTCATCCAGTGATGATGAAAGGGCGATGATCGGCAAGGATGCACCGCACGCCCATTATGCAATCAGGCGTCAAGAGATTCACGCAGAGCTTGCCGCATTCAAGAAGGTTGTTGAGAAGGTGGGCAAGGTCGAGTCAGTCATTGAGTTGTTTGGCGGGTCAGGTTGGCACGCTTCCATGATTCAGGATGCGTGCAAACCGATGAGCCACTTGGCGCTCGATGTCAACAAGGATTGCATCGAGTCGATCACGAGATCGCTGCCCATGGTGAGGGCAAAGCAGGCTGACTCATATGCATACATCGCCAAGCAAGCAAAGAAGTCTTGGGATTGGGTGCATGCAGATTTCAATCAACTCACGTTCAACCGATACCTGACTGAAACACGCTACTCAGATGCTGTCAGCTCAATTTTCAGGGCGTCCAGGGAGTGGGTGACGCTGACAGACAGCGCGGTGTTTGGTTTGGCAAGATTCAAGAAGAACAGGGAGTCATACGCAGAATCAATCAGCATGGACGTTGATGACTGGTATGACTATTTCAGGGCAGTGGCCCTGCACTACAAGCAGAAGTATGATTTTGGCACTGTTGCGGTTGTCATCTGGCACCGCATGTCTTCAATGTTCCTGCTCAAGAAGGGCGCAGAGCGGGGCGGATTTGAAATTGAAGAGGTGAAAGACAAGGTGCCTGTCAAGGTGATCAGGACATTCAAGGAGGATTGAAGATGAGCAACCCAACACCAAAAGTAACATTGTTGACGTGGACGAAAGATCCGCTGGAGACTGTGTACAGCGTCTGGGAGGCGTCCAAGACTGAGGACAAGCTGCGCACACCAGAGGAAATCAAAGAGCAGGTGCCGCATGAAGAGGTTGAAGAGCTGTTCAGGGCGGTCATTGCTCAACGTATTCCAGTTGGCGAACACGTGGATCTGGTCTACATGATGGAGAACGTTTCAGTCAGCTGGAGAGAGCAGGCTGTGCGTCACCGCATCGGAGTCACACCCAGCCCAGAGCGGTTGGGGTCGGACATCGTTGTGGACAAGATCCCTGATTTGGCAGACAGCAGTTGGTGGTCGCAGTCGATGCGCATCCAGGACATGGGCCATTATGCAACCAACAAGCAGTATCGGTTGCCACCCACGGTTGTCGAGCTGGGCAAAGAGAGCTTGTTTCACGACACGATGAAGGTGATCGAGTCGGCATACAACGAGCTGGTGGCGGCAGGGGTGCCAATGGAGGATGCGCGTGAGCTCATACCGTTGGGCGCTCAACACAGAATCAGCTGGCGGTTGAACATCGGCAGCCTTGCCCATATTGTTGGGAAGCGTGGGTGCTGGATTCTTCAGCTGGGCATTTGGGGGCCAATCATCGAGGGGATGATCAACGAGGCAGCAGAGAAGATCCACCCGATCTTCAGAGAGCTGGTCTCACCGCCATGCCTGAAAGGAAACAAGTTTGGCGGGTGTATCTACATGGAAGAGTGCAGGCGGCGCTTGACAGGTGATGACGCACTTCCACCTTGCCCGCTGCACCTCAATTTCCATCACGTTGACGAGTCGGCACGTGGGATGTTGCCGCTGCAGTTGCCGCACGTGGATGTGCCACGCAAGGATGAAATGATCAAACGCGCTGAGCAATATCGGCGCTTCTGGGGTCGAGATCCCTACACAGGAGAGCTGAAGCGATGACCAACCCGAATGAAGACAAAACCGTCAACACAGAGTTGTACAACAGGCGGTTGATGAACAATGTTGTGCGGATGCCCATGACAATTGGGCCGTGTCAAGGCTCAACCATCATTGATGTAGAGCACGATGACAAAGCGCTTCTTGACTATTGGGGAGATGAAGGTGTGTGCTCGCTGGGCTACAACACGCCAGAGGTCATCCAGGCTGTCATGAAGTTCTTTGGGAGTGGCCACCCGCATCAGTTGCCAGACATCTATCCCAACCAACGGCGATGGGATGCTGCAGAGATCATTTGCGACCGCACAGGCATGGATCACGCATTCTTTGCCAACAGCGGCACTGAGGCAAACGAGTCGGCAATCAAGCTGGCACGCAAGTATTGGTGGGACAAGGAGCAGGGGGAGATCCTGAACACGGCAAAGCGGCACGTGGTCTTGACCATCAAGGGCAACTTCCACGGCAGGACGGCCAACAGCATGGCGGCTGGAGACTTCAGAGTCAGTCCATATCACCGCCATGGATTTGGCCCAGGGTCGCAGGGGTTTGGCGTGTTGGATTGGGAAGCAGACTTCAGCAAGGTCTATTTCAAACAGACTGTCACAGATGGAGTCGAGCACAAACCAAGCGAACCAAATTGGGATCAAGTGGCAGCAATCATCCTTGCTCCAGTGCTTGGCAACAACGTTGTCCAAACATACAAACCGGCATTCTGGCAGGAGTTGAAACGCATCAGGGATGAACACGGCGTGCTGCTCATCTATGACGATGTGCAGGCTGGGTCGGGGCGCGCAGGATACTTCGCAACGTGGCAACACCCAGACATCCAGGTGAAGCCTGACATCATGACATTGGCCAAGGGCATCGCAATGGGATTCCCAATGAGCGTGATGCTCGCATCGGTCAAGGTCGCAGAGGCGTTCACGCCAGGCGTCCACTTCAACACATTTGGAGGCTCACCGTTTGTGTGTCACATGGCAGTTGAGATGTACAGGTGGTTGGACAAGAACATCGAGTTGGTGCGCAAGAAGGGGGCGATGATCAGGGCGTCATTCGCTGAGATGAGCTGGGTCAAAGAGCATGACGGGTCAGGGATGCTCAATGCGTTCACACCAGATTTTGAGCAGTTTGGTTATGATGGGTTCAGGTTCATCCACGAGGCGAGGCGCTTGGGCTTGTCCTTGGCCACGCACCGGCAGTATGGGCCGATCCGATTCACGCCACCTCTGAATGTGTCAGAGGCAGAGGTCCAGGCTGCATTGCAGATCCTGGAGGTGACGCACAGGACTTTGGCAACGACATGATCATCATCCTTGAAGGCTCAAATGGCGTGGGCAAATCCACCTACGCAAAGGCATTATCAGACCAGCTAGGTGGATTGCCCATTGTCAGGCCATTCAGGGACGGCGACACGGAGTTGCATTGGGGATACAAGGGCCAAGAACGGTTCCAGATGCTCAGGGATGAGTTGAAGGTGCCGGTCAACACGCACGTTGACGATCTGTACGCAGCAGACTTCTTGGCCACATTCCAGGTGAGCGCCATCTTGGATCGTGCTGTGCCGTCTGCTGTCGCCTATGGTGTGTTACACAACCATGATGACGGATGGTATGGGCAACGGTACGTCGCACGCAGATTGATGGAGTTCTGGCTGTCTCTCATCCAACGAGGCAACGGGCCAATCGTGTACATCTGGTTGAAAGCGCCATATCACATAGCACAGGGCAGGTGTTATGGGAGGTGGTGCCCAAACAAGAAGCAGTACACGCTTTTGGACACGTGGTACAAGAAGATGTTTCAGGCAGTCACGCTGACCAAGCGCCAGATCAACACGGGTGATGTCGAGATCGAGGATGGCGTCAGGAGTGTTGTCAATCTGGTTGTGCCAGAGTTGAACGGTGCCAAGCATTGAGGAAATGAGGAAGTGGCTTCAAGGCCACGATGTCGATGGGCTGCCGGAAAGGGAGGGCAGTTGGTCGCTTGAACCGATCAGGGAGGCAAAGCAAAACCCGTTCAACATGCCAGCAAAGCAGTGTGCGCGGTGTCAAGGAACGGGCGATTGGTCAGGAGACATCTGTGTTGCTTGCGAGGGGCACGGCTGGATCCCAAGGCATTCAAAAGGCAACTGGGCTGACAACATGGCTGCCAAGGCCAAAGCCAAGAAGGAAGGCAGACACAAGGGCGGCAGATATGTTGTGAGCGCAGATGGAAGGGATGCATTGTTGCACTTTGGCAAGCACGACGGCAACAACCTGTCGCATATTGCCGAGGTTGACAGAGGATACTTGAGCTGGATCATCAGTGAGGACTTCCCCAAGGAGTTGAAGAACATCTGTGAATACCAGCTGAGGCGAACAAACAAGTTCAGAAGGCGATAGCATGGCCAAGAAACCCAAACAAGATATGGTGCACTTGCACGTTCACAGCGACATGAGCCAGCTGGACGGTTGTGGCAAGATCGATGCGTATGTGAAGAAGGCCAAAGAGATGGGCCACCCAGCAATTGCGCTCACAGAGCACGGCACCATGCGTGCATATTATCAACAGCTGTTGGAGTGCCAAACGCACGAGATCAAGCCTGTGTACGGCATTGAGTTCTATGTCGCAAACGACATGCATCGCAAGGGGCTGACTCCTGAAGAGAAGGCAGACATCACCAAGGGGCTGAAGCGCACAGAGTGGAAGGATGCCATCAGGGAGTATGAAGACAGACATGGCATCAGGGATAGATACCACATCACAGTCTGGGCAAAGAACAAGGCGGGGCTTGAAAACCTATTCAAGCTGTCGTCAAAGGGGTGGCTTGAGGGATTCTACTACAAGCCACGCATCGATGTTGACGAGCTGATCAAGCACAAAGAGGGGTTGATGGTCGCCACAGGGTGCCTGTCCAGCATCGTCATGGACCATATCACCATCGGCAAGCGCAAGCGGGCGATGGCAGAAGCAGACAAGCTGTATGAGGCGTTTGGGGAGGATCTTTGGTTGGAGGTGATGCCTCACAATCTCAAAGAGCAGGCGATGACCAACAAGTTTGCCATCGAGCTGATGAGCAGATGGGAAAACAAGGTCAGGCTCCTGGCTACGCAAGATGCGCACTATGTGGAACACAGCGATTGGGAAGCGCACGAGGCGCTGTTGTGCATCGGCACCAACGACCACCTGAGCAACCCAGATCGGTTCAAGTTTGGCGACGGCCAGTTGTGGCTCAAAAGCAGAGCAGAAATGTTTCATGATTTCATGAAATATCACAGCTACATGGGGAAGGGGCTGATCAAGGAGGCGCTGAACAACACGCTGGCATTCACGGAGCGGGTTGACAACAAGATCATTGAGATTGACAGGTTTGCGTGCTTGATGCCGCCAATCGAGATCCCTGAAGAATACACAGATGACTTTGCATACATCAGAGCGTTGTGCATCCACGGGTGGAGCTGGCGCAACATCCCAGATCGGGCCAAGGTGCATGCAAAGAGGCAGGGAATCAGCGAGGGCGAGGCGCTGGACATCTACAAATCAAGGCTCAAGAGCGAGTTGAAGGCGATACAGCACCAGAAGTTTGTGGGCTACTTCTTGTTGGTGCGAGACTTGTACAATTGGGTGCGCAAACAAGACATCATGTGCGGCCCAGGTCGAGGTTCAGCGGCAGGCTCCATTGTGTCATACCTACTTGGCATCACGTCAGTGGATCCGATTGAGCACGGGTTGTTGTTCGAGAGGTTCATCAGCCCAAGCCGCATCGACATGCCTGACATTGATATGGATTTTGAAGACGTGAGGCGACAGGAAATCATCGAGCATTTGCGTGAGAAGTATGGCGAGGACAAAGTGTGTCAGATCGCCACCGTTGGTAAGCTGTCAGGGAAGCAGTGCCTCAAGGACGTTTCACGGGTGCTCAAAGTTCCATATGCAGAAGTCAACGCGGTCACCAACAGCATCATCGAGAGATCAAGTGGTGACGAGCGGGCCAGCATGACCATCACAGACAGTTTCAAGGAATTCAAGGTGTGTCGGGAGTTTGACAAGAAATATCCTGACGTGCTGAAGTATGCCGCAAAGCTGGAAGGGATGGCAAAGAACCTGGGCATTCACGCGGCAGGCGTTGTCACAAGCCCAACCCCGCTGGAACAGATCACGCCATTGGAGGTGCGCAAACACGACGGCAGGGATGTTGTCGTGTCGGCTGTTGACATGTACGGTGTCCAAGCTCACGGGTTGCTCAAGTTGGATGTTCTGGGTCTGCGCACACTCACAGTGCTGAAGGATGCCGTGAGGGCGATCAAGGATCGGCACGGGGTCGAGGTTGACCTTGAGCACGTTGATCTCAACGACAAGAAGGTGCTGCAGGGCTTCACAGACCACGACTATGTGGGCATCTTCCAGTATGACTCGCCAGGGGCTGACAAGATTTGCTCAGGCGTCAAGTTTGAGCATTTTGAAGACATCGCGGCAATGACGGCGTTGAACAGGCCAGGGACGGCGCGCAGCGGTCTGGCCACCCAATATGTCGCACGCAAGAAAGATCCCAAGAAGCGCAAGGAGGGCTATTTGCACCCCAAGGTCAGCGAGATCACAGCTGACACACTCGGCATCATCGTGTATCAGGAACACGTGCTGCGCATCTTCACAGAGATCGCAGGCTTTGCCCCTGCAACAGCAGACTCGCTGCGCAAGAAGATTGCCAAGAAATGGGGCGATGAGACCATTGGCAAAGAGCGCAAGAATTTCATTGAGGGTGCCAAGAAAACCATCGGGATGGACGAAAAGACAGCTGGCAAGCTGATGGACGCCATCACATTCTTTGGGTCGTATGGCTTCAACAAGAGCCACGCCACTGCATATGGCATCATTGCATACTGGGGGATGTGGCTCAAGACATACTACCCAATTGAATTCTATTGGGGGCTGCTCAAGAATGAGCCAACACGTTTGCGCATCCAGCAGTTTGCCAAGGATGCAAAGAAGCACGACATTGAGTTGTTGCCCCCAGATGTGTCGGTGAGCAAGAAGGAATTTGCCATTGACCCCAAGCACAAGGCGATCCGAGGCAGCCTGGTTGACATCAAAGGTGTGGGCGAGAATGCAGCAGCAGAGATCATGGCAAAGCAGCCGTTTGATGACATCTTTGACTTCTTTGAGAAGGTTGAGAGGCGCAAGGTTCACAGGGGCGTCGTGGCGGCACTAGCAAGGGCGGGCGCACTCGATGAACTGTTGCCAAATGTCAAGTGGTTCATCGACAACCTGGATGACTTTTGGAAGAAACTGAACAGCAAGAGATCTGTTGAGAAGGCCAAGGAGATGTTGGCTGAGTCAGCCAGCGAGCCAGACTATGCGCCTGAAGAGAGGCAACTGATCGCATCGCAGGTCAATCCATTGGCGTTTGGGCGGCACCCGATTGACGCATATGAGGACTTCATGTCCAAGAACGTCAAGGTGCCCATAGTCGCCATGTCTGATGAGAATTTCTGGGAGGAAAACCACGACAAGGGCGTGTACATCGCTGGGGTCATCGTTGAGGTCAAATACAATCAGATTGGGGACTTTTGGACGGGCGATTTGCCGACTGAGGCAGATAGGGCCAAGATGTTTTGGGGCAGGAGGTATGCAAACGTCAACGTTGAGGATGCTGGTGGGAAACAGAATCGCATCAAGTTTGACATCGACATCTTTGACGACATGCGAGAGATCGTTGACGCGGGCGTGGGCACCCCAGTCATAGTGCATGTGAGGCCAAACAAGCATTTTGAGAATTTGAAGGCGCACTTTGCTGTGAATCTTGAATCCTATCGCAAGAAGGTGGAGGAAAAGGGCGAGCTGACCACGTGGGAGAAATTGGTGGCAGGCAAGCACCCAGCGGCCAGGAGCTGGCAAGCAACGAGCAAATCAACGGCTGCAGAGGTGGCCGATCAGAGGATGAACAACACAAAGTTCTTTGGCATGAAGTCTGCCAGGTTCACAGGCGTCGTGACCAACGTCATGCTCAAATACGACAAGAACGATCATCAGATGGCGTTCTTTGGCATGGTAGATGCGGCGAACAATTATGTGGATTGCATCTGCTTTGCTTCAAATTGGACCAAGAAGGTCAGGGAGGTGATCAAGGCAGGGAGATTGCTGCTGATTGAGTTAGATAGGCAAAAAGACAATAGAAACAAAGCAAAGTGGCAGTATTTTTTCAACGGCGGCAAGATACATTGGTACAAAAAATCAGCCGCAATTGTGAAGTCTGCATAGAAGAAAGCAAGCAGACAAAAACCACAGGAGGTTTGTTATGGCAGGTTTGCACGACATCGCAAAGGAAGCTGGACTCAACCCGCTCAGAGATGATGAGCACGGCATCAGGATCGACACCACAGAGGTCGTTGAAGACTTCTTTGACAAGATCATCGAGCATTGCCGCAACGGTGAAACTGTGCGCATCAAGAATTTTGGCACGTTCAAGGCGCGTGTCTACAAGGGGCGCACATTGAAGTCACCGCTTCTGGAGGATGGAGAGATCACATTTGGTGACCAACTGGTGTTGCGCTTCCACCAGTCGTTGGTAGCAAAGCGCAAGCTCAACGACGGGTTTGTGCCAGAAGGCGAGAAAAAGGCGGCGGCAGCCAAGAAGGGGAACAAGAAAGCAGCAGCCAAGAAGGGCAAGAAGGCCAAGAAGGCTGGGTGAGGTGAACAATGGGCTTTGGTGAAATAGAAATCAAGGTGGACGGCAACCCTGTTCACGCCAACGTGGATGAAATCCTGGAGATTGGCGATGTGTCGGAAGACATGGACAAGGTAGCAGCCCAGATGGCATACTGGGGCGCTGTTTGGGCGGCGGCAGAGGGCGAGCGTGAAAGCGCTGATGCCTACTATCGCCAGTGGCGTGCTGACGTTGGCAAGAAGCTGTTGGAGACCAACGACAAGTTGGCCGAATGGAAAGCCAAGCAGGAGATCGAGGCTGACCCCAAGTTCATGAAGATCAAGCAGGGCTTGGCAACAGCGATACGCAACGCAACGCTGTGTCGTGCCGTCTATGAGAGCTTCAGGACCAAGGCCAACATGCTTCAGAGCAAAGGCGCGATGATGCGTGCTGAGCTTGATTCAACCAGCATGCACACCAAGGGCGATGAACCAAAAACCAGGCGGCAGGCAGACCTGGAAGGCAAGAGGGCTGCCAACAAAGCTGCGATGAAGGACATTTTCAAAGGCAAAAAGGCCAAGGCCAAGGCTTGAAACTCTCACAAATGAACGGAGGTTGACATGGCCATCAATATGGACAAGATGAAGAAGGGGTATGAGTCGCACCAGAGGGGTGGCGACTTCTGGACCCCAGAGGTTGGAGACACATTGGTGTACATCCACGGGCAGTGTCGGACAAACGACAAATATGACCCTACAGATGGCACCAACTACATCGAGGCGGCAGTGCACTATGGGGTTGGTCAGAACAACGCCATGGTTGTGTCACTTGACCCAGCTGCCAACCCGATTGTGGAGCACCCATTTGTGAAGGCGTTTCTCAAGAAGCGCAAGATCAAGCTCACAGGGAAGTGTCCGTTGGCAGAGGCAATGGACAGTGGCAAGATGTCAGAGGCAGAGGCTGACGAGTCGCGCAGGCAGCAACGCTTCCTGTGGGGCATCACCCCGCTCAAGCATCGGGGCAGCAAGGCTGAGGAATGGCGCAAGCTGCCAGGGAAGCCATCTGTCGCAATGGTCGGCAAGACCATCTATGACGGCATCATGGAGTTGTTCATCGAAGCTGGCGACATCACCGATATGGATGGGGCGATCTTGGCCATGGTCCACAGAGAGGGCAAGGGCAAGAATGACACCCGCTACAAGGTGACGGCTGACGTTGAAACGCTCAGAAAGCCATTCAAGTTGCCGCCAAAATTGCGCAAGCGCATCGAGGCGGCCATGGTCGAGGGCGGTGACTGCGATCTGTTCAAGGTCATGGCTAACCTCATCAAAGCGCCATCGGAGATCGAGGCAATCCTCAGCGGTGTGAAGGTTGAGGAAAGTGACGATGATGAAGAGGGCGATTGGGATGAGGATGACGACACCGAAGGCACTGACGACAGCGACGATGAAGATGAGCTGGAGGAAGATGACGACGGTGACGACAGCGACGATGACGACGACAGCGACGATGACGATGAAGAGGATGATGACGACGCTGACGACGATGACGACGCTGACGACGATGACGACGATGACGACAGCGATGACGAGGATGAAGAGGGCGATGACGAGGATGAAGATGATGAGCCACCTCCACCGCCCAAGAAAAACAAAAAGCCTGCAGACAAGCCCAAGGTGGTGAAGGCCAAGAAACCCAAGCCCAGCGACGATGACGATGACGAGCTGGGGTTGGATGCTCTTGACGATGAGCTGACCAAAATCTCCAAGGGCAAGAAGGGCAAGGCGAAAGCAAAAGGTTGAGAGTGATGGCCAAGACCAACCAAGTGAAGGTCAAGGCCAAGGCCAAGGCCAGCGAGCACCCACCCTCACCGATCAAGCAGTCCAATTATGCACAAGGTGTTCTTGAAGGCATATTGGAAGCTGTCGGCGAGGGTGGTGCTCAGCTGCTTGGGTCTGACGGTCTGGCCATCAAAATCAAGGGCGTGATTTCCACGCAATGCCCCACGATTGACGCAGCAATTGGTCGTGGGGGCATCCCAAGAAGCAGGTTGACGATCATCCACGGGGCTGAAGGCAGCGGCAAGACAACGCTTGCGCTCCACATCGTGGCTGAGACTCAAAGGCTTGGTGGGGTGGCGGTGTACCTGGACAAAGAGTACAAACTGGATCCAGAATATGCTGCGAACATCGGCGTTGACACAAGCAGCCTGGTGATAGCACAACCACCATATCTGGAGCGAGCATTCCAGACGTTTGAAGGCGTCATTGATCGGGCGGCCAAATTGAGGGAGGGAGGCAAGCGTGTCCCCATCCTCATCGTCTTGGACTCGATGAACGCAGCGATCACCAAAGCGCAATATGAGGGCGAGTGGGAAGACAAACACATGGCACCCCAGGCGAGGGTGTATTCAGAATTGTTGCCCAAGCTCATGCCCAAAATATCCAAGGAGGATGTTGCGCTGTTGTGGATCAGCCAGGTGCGCAAGAAGATGAACGTGATGTTTGGCGATGACAACGAGATCGCTGGGGGCAACGCTCCCAAGTTCTATGCCAGCCTGATCATGGACGTGGGCAGGCGAGCGTCAAATGTCAAGGACGGCCAGAAGATTGGCAACAAGATCGAGGTGCATTGCAAAAAGAACCAGATCGCACCGCCATTCAGAAAGGCGCAGTGCGAGATCATCTATGGCAAGGGCATCGACAAGGAGGCAGCGCTCATAGAGCAGGCAACGGCTGATGGGATTGTAACAAGATCAGGCTCCTGGTATGCCTGGGGAGATGACAGGCTGGGCCAGGGCTTGGCATCGGCGGCAGACAACTTGAGAAGCAACGAGGCGCTTGCCCAGAAGCTGCTCAAGGAGGTCGAGCAGGCGAACAAGTGGGAAAGATGAGTGATCAAAGAACGGCTGAAGAGTGGTGCGAGGATGTCAGGGGCAAGATTGGCGATTATCACGATGCTGACCTTGTCAAACGTCTTGCACTTGAGATATTGGATAGGTGGCGCAGGGAAGCTGGGAAGATGGAAGATCCTGCGCTTGGATTCAGGGAGATGTATCTGAACAACAAAGTAAAAGCACAAGGAGCGATTGTGGCAATTGTCGAGCTTGTCCAGGCAGTGGGGCAGGGGAAGGCGTTGCCCAAGACGTTTGAAGGATTGTTGAACTAATGGGCAAATTGAGCAAATTCAGGGCGCTATTTGCGGCAGACATCCACATGAGCAATCGGCTGCCGTTTGCAAAGCCAGGCGCTGAGGATGTGTCTGACAGACTGAGAGACCAGATCAACCTGATTGCTCACATCAACGAGGTAGCAACAGCGGCCAAGGTGGACGCCACTTTCATCTTGGGCGATCTGTTTGATCAGAGTCGGGTTGACGCGGTGACGTTGACTCACACCATACAAGCGCTCACCGCCACGACTGTGCCGATGTACATCATGGCGGGAAACCATGACGCAAACAGCATCAGAGGCGGCAGGTTCACTGTCGAGGCGTTTGGCGTCATGGAGCACGAGCGCATCAGATTCCTTGACAGCGAGGTTGCACCCAGGAAATGGTTGCAATTCTTGCCTGTGCCATTCATGCCGATCAAGGAAACTGAAGAGAAGATTGCAGAGGCAAGGAAGTTGTGCGCCAAGGACGTCACAAACGTCTTGCTGTTCCATAACAGCGTGTTGGGATGCGATCACCTTGAGTGGACGTGTGACGACGGGCTTGATCCAGATGAGCTGTGCGATGGATTTGACTGGGTGATTGGCGGTCACTTCCACACGTCGCAGGAATTTGGCAAGGACAAGCGTGGCATGTACCTTGGCGCTCCAATGCACCACCACTTTGGGGACAGGGGGCGCACGGCAGGCTTCTGGATCATCGAGTTCACAGAGGGAGGCAAGAGGGCCACCAAATACATCGAGAGTGAAACGCCACGCTTTCACGTCACACAAGACATGGTGGTCAATCCAGGTTGGAAAGCTGGCGACTATGTGCGCATCGAGGTGGAAGCAACGCATGCCGAATGGCCCAAGATCAAGCCAAAGGCAAAGGCGTTTTGCGAGGCGCTGAAGGATGAGGCCATCAGGGCGTCATACAAACACAAGCCAATCTATCATCACAAAAAGCGGCTGACAGGCGATGCAAAGACCAAAGACGCAGCTGTGAAGTTGACGCTTGGCCAGGCCATCACAGAGTATGTGGATGCCAGTGCCGTGGTGACCAAGGGGCTGGACAAGAAGCAGCTCAAAAAGATCGGCAAAGAGGCGCTTGAAGCCGTGAGGGGAGAACATGGAGCTGTATGACATCACGGCAAAGGACTTTGGGCCATACAAGGAGTTCACGCTGCCACTGTACAAGCAAGGGCTTGTATGGGTCGGTGGTGTGAATCGAGACACGGCGGCGGCTGACTCCAACGGATCGGGCAAAACATCGATCTTCAGGGCGCTGACGTGGTGTCTGTATGGCGAGACAATTGACGGCGAAAAGGGTGACAAGATCATCCACAACGGCGCAAAGAAGGCGCTGGTTGAAACGCGGTTGGTTGATGGCAAAGGCGAGTATTGGACAATCAGGCGTTCACGCATCAAAGGCTCACCCAGCATTGAGCTGGTCAAGCCAGACGGCGAGCCATACAAGGGCAGCAAAGAGGATGTCCAGGCCAAGGTCATCGAGATGATCGGGCTTGACTTCAGGGCATTCAAGAACACAGTGTTGTATGGCCAGAATGACTCAGCCAGGTTTGCTCACCCGCGCACCAAAGATGCAGAACGCAAAGACATGCTTCACAGGATCATGAGGACAGAGATCCTGGCGAAGTGCCATGAATACATCAAGGACGTTGCCAGAAAGATGCGCAACGAGGTCAAGGCCATCGAGGATGACATGGCCACGTTCCAAACGCGCATCGATGAGCACGACATCGAGGCGATGCAAGCAGACCACGATGAGTGGGAGGATGATCGCCAAGGTGTGATTGCGCAGCACAAACTCCAAGCAAAAGAGTTCAAGGAGGCGGCGCAAGCGGCAATCGCACAGGCAGACGATGAGCCAGAGCTTCCAGATGTCGAGGCGCTGAAGGCTGAGTTGAAGGTCGTTGAGGACAGCGCAGCACGTGCTGGGAAGGCATGGAAGGAAGCTGAGAAGCTGTCCAATGACGTTGACACGCTTGAGGAAGGGGCGGCAGAGTCTGGCAAGAGGGCGGCAGAGTTCAGCACAACGCTGAAGATTGCCAACAAGCAGCTTGACGAGCTGGACGGCGACACGTGCCCAGTTTGCACAACACCGCTAAACGAGGGCGCAGCACACGATCACATCGAGGCGTTGAAGGCAAACAGGGACAAGATCAAGGAAGCGCTGGACAAAGCAAACAAAGAAGTGGCTGTCCAGGAGGCAGCAGTTGCCAAAGTCAGCAAGGTGTATCAGGCCAAGCGCAAAGAAGGCGCAAAGCAGGCAGCGTTGCTCAGAGAGGTCGGTGACCTCAAAGAACAGATCGCAGAGGCTGAAGCAGAGATCGCGGCAGCTGAACACAGGGTCGATGAGCTGAGAGAGAAGGCAAAGCAGTACATTGAGCTTGCCCGAAAAGAGATGGCGGCGGCCAAGCGAGAGGCGACAAAAGCCAACCCCTATGAAGCGCAACTGGTTGAGGCCAAGGGGAAGGTTGCACAGTACAAAGAACGCATCAGAGAGCTGACGAGAGAGGCAAAGGAGAAAAACAACCACCTGGCTCACTATGAATTCTGGTCCAAGGGATTCTCAAATCAGGGGTTGCCATCTTTCGTCTTGGACAGCGTGATGCCGTACATCACAGAGCGCTCCAACCATTACCTGGAGACACTGGCAGACGGCGACATCACGATGAATTTCAGCACACAGCGTGAGTTGAAGAGCACCAAGGGCGAGTTCAGGGATGAGATCGACATCCAATGGGAGGTCGAGGGGCTTGAAGACTCATATCCACCCAGCGGCGGGCAGCTCAAGAAAATGGAGATTGCAACCGATTTGGGGTTGATGGATTTGGTCGCCACGAGGGAAGGCGGCCACCTTGACATATTGATGCTCGATGAGGTCTTGGACGGGCTGGACGGCGAGGGGTGTTCACGCGTCCTATTGTTGCTCCAGAATCTCAGGGCGCATCGTGGAAGCATCTTTGTGATCAGCCATGAAGCACAGGTTGCAGAGGTGTTTGAAAAGGCCATCTTTGCCGTGAAGCATGGAGGGCACACGGTGTTGGAGGCGACATAATGGGGTGGGGGTATTGTGAAAATTGTGGCTGTATTGAGGAACCAAAGCCGCAGGTCAGGATCGTTATGAAGTTGGAGTTGGATGGCGTGATCAGCGGCGATGAACGCACAAGCGGGAAGGTGCCACACAAAGAAGTGCAAAAGAATGTGTATGTCTGCGTTGATTGCGGGCAGGAAGTTGAGTACAACGATGGCTAGGGCAGAAACGATGGTTGGTCTGGAATTGCTCCACTACAAGGACGATTCCAGAGATTGCTTCAAGATGTCAAGAGCCACTGATGATCCTCGTTGGCAGGAATTTGCTTCAGAGTTGGACACAGCTCTGCTGCAGAATGGTGGGCAAGACAAGTTGAGGGATGGCACTGTATGGTCTGTCAAGTATGAGTTTGACGACCAACCTGTGAACGCTTGCGGTGATGTCGCAAAGATTTGCAAGCGATACGAGATGTCATTCAGGTCAAATGTGTACACCGTGAAGCAATACATGCCCAGCCCAGTCAAGGTGCCAAAACAGGTGCACATGGAGCCGCACCCAGAGCGATTCCCCAAGCAGCCTGAGAGACCAGCAGAAGATCCTGCAGCATCTGAGCACGTGATTTTGGCAATGCAGCGCGCATTCAACGACGCCATCAAGGAGTTGAAAGAGATCCGCAAGTCAGTCGAGTTGAAGGAAGCAGATTTGGAGGTTGCAAAGGGCCATGCAGATGGCGCAGAGAGGCGCTTGAACGAGGTCATCTGCTACCTGGAGAAATACAGCAATGACACAGACTGGAGGGCAGAGGCTCAAGCATTTTTACAGGTGGAGGATGAAGGATGACCAAAGTGATCGGCATGGACGTGTCCATGAACCACGGGGCGATGGTTGAGCTCACCGATGGCGAGCTGACCAACTTCTGGTACTACACAGACCTGGCAGGATCGGCGGGCAAGTCCAAGCGTGGTCACAGGATGGACCCTGAAATTTTCAAGATCAAAGACAAGCACGTGAAGGGGATGCGGCGGCTGGCATGGATTGAGCACTTCATCGACAAGCAGGTGCTCATGCCCAGCATGCCTGAATATGTGGGCATCGAGGATTATGCCATCAGGGCAGAGCAAGGTGCGCACTATTTGGGCGAGGTCGGCGGCATTGCGCGCATCCTGTGTTGGTTCAGAGGGATCAACATGCGGCTGCACGACCCAACTTCAGTCAAGATGTTTGCAGCCCATGATGGGACGTGCCAGAAGGATGCCGTCATCAGGGCTGTGGACAAGCGATGGGACATCGACTTCAGTTCACTCGATCAACCACCGGCGCAGCCCACAAAGAAGACACCAGCGCCCAAGCAAAACATGCAGACCAGCGAGGATTTGGCAGACGCATACGCAATTGCCCAGTTGGTCTGGACAGAGGTCCAATTGGGTTGGGCTTGATAAAGTTGTCAGATCTCCATGAAAAGGAGGTCAGAGTGTTCAACCGGACAACCAAAACCTACCCA